TATAAAATTTTTGCGCTGGTCATATTTTCCTTTTTTAGTATATTTTTAATTGATCGAACAACTGTTGACACATTGATACAGTCTGCCATCAGCAATACTGTTGCGGGCCCAGGTTTGTTCTACAGAGTCAAACCAGTCTAAACAATGTGCCAAATCATATTCAAGTGCGTTGTTTTCTCTAACCAATTGTTTTGTTTGTGAATTACCTGGATGATGCATGGTCTCGGGATAGAATCCCAGATAACAACAAGGATACACACTGCCATCTGCGGCTATGTAGATTTCTTGTTTGATCTTGTGTTGGCACCGCAATTTTAAATCAGCAACATCTTTGTGAGACTGCACAGTACGTTGATCAAACCATGTGATATGGCTCTGTACTAAATCTTTGATCTGCGGTATATGGTCAGCAGGTCCGGAGTCTGTGCCAATCCTATGACTGTATTCTCCTGTTCTTGAGAATACCGGTCCTGAATCCCGTCCATCGTAAATGTTTTCAAACTCAGCAAATCCCATGTCTTTTGCCAGTTGCCGGCATTGTGCTTCTTGATGCCGGTTATGATCAAACGGAACAAAACGCCATTTGGCACGGCCGCCGGCGGCAATAAATGCCTGTGCATGGGCAATGATTCTATTCCAGTCAGTGTCTTGCCTGTACAACGCATGAGTATCTGCCAGTCCGTCTAGTGCAAACCCTATTGTGACTCCGGGCCTGGCCAACCTCCGCCACCAATCATTGTTGCGTAAACTGCCATTGGTGTTGATGTTTATTATAATATTGTGGGCCACAAGATACTCAACTATCTCTAGTGCGTCTTGTGCTGATGCAAAATCTCCTAAATTGCCATTGAAATTGGCATGGGTCAACTGATGGATCACTGGACCGACAATGTGTTGAAACTGAGTCAGAGTCAATTCAGTGTCAGGATACCCTGAGTTATAATCCATTCCCCTGTAGTTTCGCATACACATGGGACAACGTGCATTGCACCGTGTGGTTAATTCCACATGTACACAGCGTATTTCTGACAGTTTAAGCATACAAATATTTATAGTAGTCTATTTTGATAAATATTAAATGCGAACTGAATTTGTATTAGCCCAGACTGATGTCAACTGCAACTGGTCTGACAACCCCCCACGATATAGATGCTATGTCAACGACGAATTGTTTGCTGAACGCACATGGATCTGGACTGAAAACTATCTAGAAGAACAACTACAGATACTAGCCGAGCCCGGTCAATATCAAATACGCTATGAGTTGGTTGATGCTGAAAATGCCAAACTAACAGTAAACAACTATAGAATCACACTGGGTCCTGCTAGTGTGGATTCAACCGGCTGTATAACTATCCAGGAATCCTGTCATGAAAATGCATGAAATAATGGAAACCGCGTCTGCAGGCGCCAGTTGCGCAGGCGGAATGGCTCCTAGTGCCGCTCCCTTGGGCATGATTGCAAGAAATGGCGGAAGCATGCTGACAGGTAAATATGTAACGAGTTCGGATCCCACACCAAACACGCCCAAGGAATACAAAAGGAATAAAAATGCTCGCGGACAGTTTAAAAATTCTATTAGCAACTGAGTATGCTTTCAGTCTCAAGGCCCAGTTGTTTCATTGGAATGTGGAAGGCCCTGACTTTGCACAACTGCACGAGTTTTTTGGTAACCTATACGAAGAAGTCTATAACAACAGTATAGACAAAACAGCAGAATACATTAGAGCACTAGGTGATTATGCACCTGGCAGTTACGAACGCTTTAGTGAACTTACCATCATCAAAGGACAAACAAAGATCCCACGTGCCCGTCTCATGATCGAAGAATTGTTGGCCAACAACAGCCAACTGTTGGATCTACTGAACGAAACATTTGCCACGGCCGAACAAGAAAATCAGCAAGGCATTGCAAATTTTATAGCAGAACGCATTGATGCTCAACAAAAGCATGGCTGGATGCTGAGAAGTTTCTTGAAAGACGATCGAGCATGACAGACCCAATCTATGGTATAATCCAACGCCTGGCCTTGATTGAGGGTAAAACTACCCCAGTCTCAGTCCGGCACGGCTTGAACAAACAACAGCAAGGTGTGCCGCAATTGCCGGCCTTGTTCAAACCAAACAATATCTCAACCACACTCACAAAGAAGCCCTATCAGAAACATCCTATGGATGGTTACATGGTTGGTGACTCAGTAGAACCTCGCAAGCCCAGTCTTGAAGAAGCCATGCAAGAAGTTGAAGAAGACATGGTCAGTCGTGTGAAGGGACAGTTTCGTGATTACCTTGAAAAATTAGAAAAAGAAAACAAACTTGATACTCATCTAGTAAACAAAGCCAAACATGATCTTGACATAGGTGATGATAAGGAAGTGGACGAGCAAGACGAAGAAGATGCCGCTGACAGTGAAGAAGAATTTAATAACTATGATGACGAAGAAGTTGATGAAAATGCCACCTGGGATCAGGATGTACAACCCATTGGCGATCCTGCTGACACAGAAGTAGCACACGGCGTTGAAGATCATATAGCGGCCTCAGTGGCAGCACCGGCTGCTCCAATGTCAGCGGTGAGTGAATCACCAGCAAGAACATACACCCTAGAAGACGGCACATGCCTAGAGTGCTGGGGTGATGATAACAACGGTTATGAAGTACGCAACGGTGAGCGTAAGTTGCCCACAAGATTTCCCCGCATTGACCATGCTGACATGGCAGTGAAACTGTTTCAAAAGCGCAGACAGAAACAGGACTTGTCTCAAGATTACATAGAAGAACGATAATATGATAATAGACCAATTATTCACACCCAAGCCCCTCAAAGAAGGTGGCCCTTACGACTTGCCAGGCAAGGACTATGACCGTCCAGGTGACTCACCACGCAAACGACCCAGCGGTGAACACAATCCTTATCCTTATAGTCCAGAAGAGGATGACGATCACTTCCGTGAAATCTTCCGTAAGAAGCGTGAAGCGGCTGCAAAAGCCTCAGGGCATAAGAGCCTAAGTGAAGCACTAGAATTATACTTTGGAAAAAACTCGAAGCCTATATCAGAAGGCAATCGCAATAACCAACTTAGGTTAATGGAAGAAACAACCTTTAGAAATGGTTATGCATTTGCCCGTTTATTGGTTGAAAAAAATCTAACCAAAGATCAAGTTCTACAACTATTCAAAGATGTAGAACAAGGTGCCACTGCCGCAGGCGGCAACCGCACAGGTCTAGGCAAAGCCAAAGATGCCACAACTCAAGCAATTGGCAGTGTACAAAACATGTTGGCCGGTGCAAGAAAATGGGTCAAAGAACGTCCCACATATCAGGCGGTTGACGCAGAATACAACAGAGCCATGACAGCACTGGGCAAAGTGGGTGGCGATTCAGGTGAAGCAAATGCCATTACCCGAGCCATTTACAAATATCGTGATGCGGCTAAAAAATATCCAAGAGCCACTGGACTTGCCAAATGGGCAATAATCTCCGCCGCAGGCTTCTTAACTGGCGGCCTAGGCGGAGCAGGCGTGGCCGCTGGCCTGGCTGCAATAGACTCTGCACTCAAAGATAAAGAAATTGTTGATATTGTAGGCGATGCCGCGACAGCTGCCTTGGTCAGTGGTGGAATACAAGGTGCTGGCCAATTGGCCAACATGGCGTCAGACGCATATTACGGAATGCCAAGTGCCAGTGAGATTGCTGCCAACAATGCAGCCTTGGGCGATTGGAACGATACAGATCTCCCCGGTGGTCCGGCCAACAACATCAACGGATTGGATCTGCCGCCGGACCAAGTTAGCGGTCTTACAGCCGATGGTGACCCTAATATTGTGGGACCTGGTGTCGAAGCACTAAGTCCAGAAGAAGCTGCAAAAGCGGCCGCTCAGGCCAAAGCATATGGATTTGATGGTGATGTCACATTGGATCAACTCAACCAGGCCATCATGCAAACAGCCGAGCCAGGTACTGTGCCAGCTGATTACAGTCAACTGGCTGCAGGCGCAGACACAGGCGGTAGCACATATACTGTGACTGCTGATGACGTCAAAGGACTTGGAAAAATTGCACAGGATAATGGACTCACTGCAAAACAATTATGGAATGCCAATCCTCAGATCACAGATCCAGACAAAATTTTTGTTGGTCAAGAAATTAACATGCCTGCAGCCAGCGGTGAACCAGTGAAGAATGTGTGGCAAGATTGGGACGGCCCCACTAAACCCACTGCACCAGCAGTTGAACCAGGTCCTGGTGACACTGTGCCAACATTGACAACTCCAGATGGTGCACCAATTGATTACAGCCTAACAGGTCCGATGAGCACCGACAGTCAGGGGCAAAAACTAGAATTCGGTATTCCTGTCACTGATACTGGAAATTTTGTGCCGCCGAATCCTAATTTACCTGCCGACGAACTTGCCAAACAAACAGCCGCATATAATAGTTGGAAAGCAGACTTCATGAAGCGTAATCCCAATATCTATATAGATGCCGACGGCAACCAACTGCAAATCATGGCCAAGCCAACGTTGCCTGCAGTTCAAGAATCCATCAAGTTCAAAATTATTCCGGCTGAACAATTGATTGACCAGAAACTAACAGTATTAAACTGGGCATTGAATGAAAGTGTTAATCGCAAGGGTCACCAAAGCGTACATTTAACAACCAAGGGTGTGCGTACTGTATTTGAAAACATTGGTCGTTGTCGCCGTGCATACTTGAAAGAATATATTGGCGCACCCACTACCGACTACGGTCATCCCACAGCAGCCGGCGCACCAGCCAGTGCCACTGCCGGGCAAGGCAAACCACAAGGTTGGTTTGGAAAAACTTTAGATACCATTGGCAGAGGTGTTGACAAAGTTGGCGGCTATGTCAGCAATGTTGGACATAATGTTATTACCAAAGTCACAGCTGACAAACTCAACAACATGTGGAATCGTGCCGGTGAGCCATACGACAGTGACCGATTGTATCAGTTGTTGACCACCGAATGGGGTGTTCCAAAACAAGTTGTTGATAGTGTATTCAGTAAGATGAGTATTCCTTACACAGCACCTGCCGCGGTACCTGCCGCACAAACAGCCACTCCTGCTAAAACAGGCGGCGCACAAAAGTCTATGCCGTTCTACGGTACCAATCCTGCTACAGGTCAAGCCCGGACTTATGATGAGTTGTTGGCCAAGTCACAGGCTGGCACCGCGCCAGGCGCGGCGACTGGCACCGCAACTAATCCCGACGTGGCAGCGGCGTATAATGCATCTCTCAAGGCAGGCAAACCTGCATCAATTCCAAAACCAGCAGCCGGACCAAAGACCATGGGCGCACGTCGTACCAATGTGAAGAAACCAACAGTACCAATCGCACCAACTGCTACTAATATTAATAATGTCACTAGCACATACGGACCAGGATTTAAAAATTCTAACCAACCAGAGCCACAAGGTACAGTATTAGATTTAGATAAGTTCAAGAAAGATCGAGCCGCCAAACAAGATTTTGCTAAGTCGGGATATATGGCACCTGCGTCAGAATCTCGTATTGCCGCCGCACTGAAACGACCAGTAGCCGAAATGTTACAAATGGTCGAGACCAAAGAAGACGTATACCGTATCAAACAGTTTGTTGATCAAACGTTTACCCGATACGGTGCTGTGAATGAATCAGCATTTGCTTTGCGTAACCGGATACTTGAACACGTGACACAAGCGGGTGCTCAACGTCGTAGAGAATATAGCCAGCGAGTGGCCCACTAACTCAGCCTTAGGACCGAGTGGGCGGCTTCTGCCTGGGCCAATAGATTCGCTACCTGGCGGCCCAAAACGAGCATATACACATTGACATCTCCTAAATATCTGTTATAATAGTATTTTAGGAGATTTCTATGTCAGCAAAAACATTCAACGGCGATCAAAAGATCAAACTCACCCAAATCATCAATGAAGGCATGCAGGTTATGCATGAAATTGATACGCTACAAGGTGGCTTGACTGACACTATCAAAGCAGTGGCAGAAGAACTGGAAGTCAAACCTGCTATCCTGAAAAAGGCTATCAAATTGGCACACAAGGCCAGTTTTGGTCAAGAAAAACAAGATCATGAAACTCTTGAAACTATTTTAGAAACCGTTGGTAAAACCCTATAAATATCTGTTCAGCAGACGAGTCGCTCACGTTACGAGCATGTATCACGGCTAACCGGCCACAAACGGAGAACAATGAGTTATATTGATGCACTATTTGATCGTGAGCACGATCGTATTCATACTGTAGAACGCCGCAATGGCGCAAGAGTCTACCGGGAATATCCAGCAAATTACATTTTCTATTATGATGATGCCCGAGGTAAATTCCAAAGCATATACGGCACACCCGTATCAAGATTTAGTACAAGAAACAACAAAGAGTTCCGCAAGGAAGTCCGCGCTCACAGCCATAAGCCGATTTATGAAAGCGACATCAATCCAATCTTTAGATGCCTTGAAGAAAACTACAAAGACCAAGATGCGCCTGAACTTCACACAGCGTTTTTTGACATTGAGGTGGCCTTTGATAAAGACCGCGGCTTCTCACCTGTATCAGACCCTTTTAATCCCATTACTGCGATTTCAGTCTACCTAGACTGGCTGGATCAATTGGTCACACTTGCTGTGCCTCCCAAACATCTCAGTTGGGACACTGCCCACGAACTGGTCCGAGACTTTGAGAACACCATCTTGTTTGCTGACGAAGCAGACATGATCAAAACATTTCTTGACTTGATTGATGATGCAGATGTGCTGAGTGGTTGGAACTCAGAAGGCTATGACATTCCCTATACCGTGAACCGCTGTATTCGTGTGTTGAGCAAGGATGACACACGCAAATTCTGTTTGTGGGGGCAACTGCCCAAGAAGCGTATGTTTGAACGCTTTGGTGCTGAAAACGAAACATATGACTTGATTGGGCGTGTGCATATGGACTATATGCAACTGTATCGCAAGTACACATACGAAGAACGTCACAGTTATAGCCTGGATGCCATTTGTGAGTATGAACTGGGTGAGCGCAAGACACAGTTTGAAGGAACCCTGGATAGTTTATACAACCAACACTTCCGGACATTTATTGAGTACAACCGCCAAGATACATTGTTGATTGGTAAACTAGACAAGAAACTGCGCTTCTTGGATCTTGCCAATGAACTGGCACATGCCAATACTGTACTATTGCAGACCACCATGGGCGCTGTGGCTGTGACTGAGCAGGCCATCATCAACGAAGCACATGAACGTGGCATGGTTGTGCCCAATCGCAAGCAACGCCTTACAGATGAAGACACACAGGCCGCAGGTGCGTATGTTGCGTATCCCAAGAAAGGTGTGCATGAGTGGATCGGATCAGTTGACATCAACTCACTTTATCCATCGGCAATTCGTGCCATGAACATGGGTCCAGAGACTGTGGTTGGTCAACTGCGTCAGACCATGACTGATAGACTGATCAAAGCCAACATGGCCAAGGGACAGAGTTTTGCGGCGGCCTGGGAAGGTATCTTTGCCAGTTTAGAATACACAGCCGTGATGAATCAAGAGCGTGGCACTGAGATCACAATTGACTGGGAGTCGGGTGAAGAGTCTGTACACTCGGCCGCTGAGATCTGGACCATTATCTTTGATTCAAATCAACCTTGGATCCTCACTGCCAATGGCACTATTCTTACATTTGAGAAGAAGGGTATTATCCCTGGTTTACTGGAGCGTTGGTACCGTGAACGACAAGAACTACAGGCTCGGAAGAAAGAAACAAAAGATGCCAAAGAAATTGCATTCTGGGACAAACGACAACTGGTTAAAAAGATTAACCTCAACAGTCTCTACGGGGCTATTCTTAACCCGGGTTGTAGGTTCTTTGACAAACGTATTGGACAGTCAACAACACTTACTGGTCGTTCAATTGCCCGGCACATGGACGCTCATCTTAATGAGCTCATCACAGGCGAATACGACCATGTGGGAAAAGCAGTTATATATGGTGACACAGACTCGTGTTACTTCTCCGCATGGCCGGCTCTCAAGAAAGAAGTGGAAGAAGGCCGGATGGCATGGTCGAAAGAAACTTGTATTCAACTGTATGACAGCCTTGCTGAACAGGTCAACCAAAGTTTCCCTGGCTTCATGGAACAGGCTTTCCATTGTCCACGGGACATGGGTGAACTGATCAAGTGTGGTCGTGAAACTGTGGCAGATCGTGGCTTGTTTATTACCAAGAAGCGGTATGCTGTTAATGCTATCGACATTGAAGGCAAGCGACTAGACGTTAACGGTGCGATTGGCAAAACCAAAGCCACCGGACTTGATTTAAAACGTTCAGATACTCCCCGAGTAATTCAAGACTTCTTGTTAGAAATTCTAAATAAACTACTTGCTGGTGCAGGTCGAGATGAGATTGTGGAACGTATTCGTGAATTCAAGTATGAGTTCAAAGAACGTTCGGGCTGGGAAAAAGGATCGCCCAAGCGTGTGAACAACTTGACCAAGTACCAAGCAGAAGAAACTCGATTGGGCAAAGCAAACATGCCAGGTCATGTGCGGGCCGCAATTAACTGGAACAACATGCGCAAGATGAACAGCGACAACTACTCAATGGCCATTGTTGATGGTATGAAAACCATTGTGTGTAAACTCAAGTCAAATGCTCTGGGGTGGACCAGCATTGGCTATCCTACAGATGAACAACGACTGCCCACATGGTTTACTGAGTTGCCGTTTGATGATTCGGAGATGGAAGCCACTGTGGTGGACGGCAAGGTTGATAACTTGTTGGGTGTGCTGGACTGGGATCTAGCATCAGCAACCAACACAGAAAATACATTTACTAGTTTATTTGATTTCGAATGAAACTCAGCGATATTGTTGCACGTTTAAATTTACTTGATTCGCTTGATGTTGCGACTGAATGTGATATTGCCACGGGTACGTTAAGCCACATTGCACACGTGGTGACTGAACATGCTGATCCATATCAAACTGCCAAAGATAACATAGTAAAAACACACAATGAATTGATCAACAACATTGCAAAATTTTCTGCACAAGTTGAATCTCTAAAAAAAGAATTAAGATCAGAAATCAAACAGCATGAACAAGAATATTTGGTTAATAGTTTACGTGTGTACCAAGAAGAAATGATTTACGATACCGTAGATGTTATTCTAAATAGACGTATGAGAATTGACAACGAGGATGATATTGTATTAAGAACACGTCTTAAAAATTTAACTGATTGGCGAATACCTGGTATGATCATAAGACCAGGAGTGGAAACATATATTGAAGATATGGTGCCGTTGGATCCGCTGTATGTAGTTGATCACGATCCGGAACTGATGAGACCAGCAATCAGCAAGTTCACACCAGAATATCAACGCAGATTGCGTGAGTATGTGATTGACGACTGGGCAGATGGACCTATTTTAAATAAATTCCCTGATAATCAGTTTGGTGCAATATTTGCCTATCACTATTTCAATCACAAACCGATTCCAATCATACACAAATTTTTAGAAGAATTCTATAAAAAATTACGTCCCGGCGGTGGAGTTATTATGACCTACAACAATTGTGATCTTGCCAATGGCGTAGAACGTTCTGAACGAGTCTGGATGTTGTACACTCCACGTAAACTGATTGAACAACACGCTATCAATATTGGATTTGAGTTGATCGATGCTTATGACGGCAAAGGCGAGGTCAGTTGGTTAGAATTTAAAAAGCCCGGCGATTTGACCAGCCTACGAGGCGGGCAGACTCTAGCCAAAATAGTTGCAAATTCGCAATAAACCCTGTATACTTTAAACTTAGGAGAAACTTATGAGAGATTACTTGTTAGACTTGGTAGAACACACTTACGACCTTGGTTGTATTGATTTGGTTAAAATTGTTGGTGACACCAGCAAGACTGAAATTGTTGGCTTGGCAGAAGATCTGAGTGTGGTCATTCGCGGCAACTTTCACAACCCCACAGCAGACTTTGTGGGCACATTTGGCATGCCTAACCTGGGCAAACTAAAGACTTTGTTGAACTTGCAAGAGTACAAGGAAGATGCCAAACTTGCCATTACCAAAGGCTCAACAGGTGAGCCAGATGGCATTAATTTTGAAAACAAAATTGGCGACTTTAAAAACAACTATCGTTTTATGACATCGGGTGTAGTAAGTGAGAAGTTAAAGACTGCCAAGATTCGCCCTGTGACATGGCACATTGAGTTTGAACCAACCAATGCGGCTATTCAACGAATGAAGTGGCAAATGAGCGCCAATGCCGAGGAGGCAAACTTCCAGGCCAAAACTGAAAACGGTGATCTTAAGTTTTTCTTTGGCGATCACTCAACACACTCAGGTAACTTTGTGTTCCATCCAGGTGTTAGTGGTCAATTGAAACGTGCATGGTCATGGCCTGCCAAACAGTTTGTGAGCATCATGGACTTGACTGGTGACAAGAAAGTACGCATCAGCGATGATGGTGCCGCAGAAATCACAGTTGATTCCGGCCTAGCAGTTTATCAATATCTATTACCAGCACAAAGCAAATAATGACTGACCCTGTTGTTCAAGACAACTTAACTGCCAAGCAAAATGACTACGCTGTGTTCCTTCCGGCCATCAGCGGATTCTATGCTACATTCGTAGGCAAACAAAGGAATGAACCATATGTGGATCCAGCACGACTGCCTCAGGGCATTACGGATATGGAGCAACTTAACTGGCTCAACTCTAATAAGGCCTTGTTTCCTTATCGGTGGTCACTGTACTCAGGAGGCCATGCTAACCTCGATCTTGCAAAACAAGACTGGTCTGAAGACATGGTCCGTAATCGTGAGGCCGGATCTTTCATACTTGGTGACTCAGGAGGTTTCCAGATTGCCAAGGGTCTTTGGGAAGGTGATTGGAAAGCCAACTCAGGTTGTCCTAAAGCCCAAAAGAAACGAAGTCTAATCTTGAACTGGCTGGACAATGTGGCCGACTATGGCATGATCTTGGATATCCCAACTTGGGTTATTCACGACAAGAAAGCATCCGCGGCATGCCAGATCACCACACTACAAGAAGCAGTGGACGCCACCAAGTTCAACAATGACTACTTCATGAAACACCGCAAAGGTGTGGCAAATGGTGGTGCCAAGTTCTTGAACGTGCTACAAGGTGACAATCATACTTCAGCGGATCAATGGTATGAGACTATGAAGGAATACTGCGATCCTGCCAAGTATCCAGACACACACTTTGACGGTTGGTCCATGGGTGGACAGAACATGTGTGATGTACACCTGGTGCTTCGCAGACTGGTAGCACTACGCTATGACAATTTACTTCAAGAGGGCAAACACGATTGGATGCACTTCTTG